CGCCCGCCCGTCTCCGAGAACTCCGCCGTGCCAATCTGCTCGGGCAGGTAGCGGTTGATGCTGTCCTCCAGAGAATCGAACGCGCCCTTCACAAAGATGAGGGCCTCATTGTCGATAGACTTTTTCAGAGCGGTAGCTTCGTTAAGCTTTAGCGTGAGGCCAACGCTTTCCTTGCCCGCCTCAAACGATCGAACCTTGTTTACCTTCGCCCATTCTTTTATGATGTCAAGCTCTCGGATGCGCTTGCGATAGGACTGGATGGAACTCTTAGTAGACTTGAGCATGGTCAACAGCGCCTTACGGTATGACCCGTGGTGCTTTACCTGTACGTCCCAGCCGGGAACATCGAGCGCAATAGGATGGTCGTCATCGTCTATGTGTGCCAATAGAAACTCGACTAGACGAGCATGCCCTCCGGTTAGAGCGCCCATCGCCATCGACACCACGTTGTCGAAGCGGTTGCTGCGGTCACCCCAGTCAACTTCCTCGCCGTCCACAATGAGGTGGCAGTACAACTCCGTTCCTCTCGGGGCTAGGAACCGAAGGTCGGCCTTGCTTCGGACATCCTTGCCCGCCGCATCGAAGGCGGTGTCGAACGCGCCGAGTTCGATCGAATGGATGATGGAGCTTTTGCCTGACCCATTGCGTCCGTAGATGAGGTTGTACGGTGATGCGAACTGTAGGTCAATCCGCCCCTTCACATTTGAATAGATTGCTTCAATCATCTCTCCCCCTAGACATCTTTCCAAGTCATTCCTATCTCTGCTTCCGCAGTGAAGGTAACGTCGAGACCATCCACCTTGCGTGTCAAGGTCTCGTCAACGATCTGCTTGACCTCCTCCGCCCTGTCCTCCGGCACCGACAGAAGCACAGCATCGTGTAGCTGATTGACGAGGCCCACCTTGTTGTCGAAGTCAAACGGGATGTGCTTCTCAACAAGCTCCAACATGGACATCGCAACCACGGCAAACCCTCCAGCTTGGACCCCGAAGTTGAGGATGGCGTTGTAGTCCTCCTCCGCGAAGTAGCGGCGGCGCATCCACACGCACTCCGCAGTGTGCCCGAAGTTCTTAAACTGGTCGAGGGTGTTCTTCCACCATGCCTCAAACTCCGGGGCCTTTGACTTCCACCGTCGATGCAGCACGCGAATCTGGCGCAAGTCGTAGTGGGCGTACAGCATGTTGCCGTCGTCGTCCTCGGCCCTCTGGATTATCTCATGAACTTTAGGCGCGGACGCACCGTATAGCGAGGCAAAGCAGATTGTCTTGGCCAAGTTACGCAGTTGCTTAAACTGGCCCTTGCCTTTGCCCATCTTGGTATCCGGCGCACCTTCCGCATTCCAGAAGACTTCTCCGAACATGAGGTCTGCGGTGAGGTTGTGTGGGTCAATCTCTTTTTTCTCGAAGGCGTCGAGGTAGTGCTGGGCTTGAGCCAATGCGGATGCGAAGCGTAGTTCGAGTTGATCATAGTCCGCACCGACGAAGACGCAACCGTCTGGAGGGATGTACATATCGCGTAGGTTATAGGGTATGTTTTGGAAGTTAGGGTTAGCAGAAGAGAGTCTTCCGGTAACTGTTCCGTGTGACTTATAGTCAGGGTAAACGTATCCATCTTTGACGTGGCCTCCATCAGGGCTGAAGTTTCGTATGTATGTGGAGAGTTGCTTCTCCGCTCGGCGGTAGAACCGAAGCGCCCGGATGAAAGCAAGCTGCTCCTCGTCCGCCAAAGGGTTGACAGACAGCACGCGGAGAGAGGCAGCGTCAGTCGAAGGCTCACCTGCCAGTGTGTAATCGTGCGGAGGCAGCGCCCACTTGTCGAACAACAGCCGCCGCAGTTGGGAGTGAGAGTTGGGGTTGATGCCTGGCTGTATTATCTGTAGTTCCTTGCGCCACTTGGAAGCAATCTCGTTCTGCTCTTCGAGGTGCTTGAGCCTAGTGGGTTCGTGGATGCGCATGCCCATACGACGCATGCCAACACACAGTTCCTGTATGCGATGGTCGATGTCAATCAGACCCGTCTGTCCTCTGTTGCGGATACCGTCAAGCAAGGGCTGCACGATGCGTGCGGTGACGGCAACATCCGTGGCACAGTATTCGTGTAGCTCCTCGTCTGTCTTGGCAGTCACGCCAGCGTGGTCCGCCTTCCATGCAGGCACATCGGTGTACACCGAACCAACAAAGCCAAGGCCGTGCGGGTACTCCGACGCTGCTAGTTTGTGCAGCAGTAGCGTGTCTACAACTGGGGCAGGGGTAACGCCCAGATGCTGCTCCACAACAAGCCTATCAAAGTAGCCTGCATTGTGACCACAAATCCGAACTTTACATTGCTCATCGAACACCTCGCGGAGCAGGCTCTTTATCACCCTCTCATCTTCCGGCGAGTATAATCTTGTGACCCCGTCGATACTTAGGAAACCCAGCATTAGAACTTCGTCTTCGGTCCCTATGCCTATGCATCGCAAGTCCGCAGACAGCGCATCTATTCCATCAGTCTCCACATCATACGTCAGCAACCAATCTTCTTTCTGGGCACGACGAAAAAACGCCCGCACTACATCCGGCGTAGGGTTGTAGTGAACGACAGGGTCTTCCCAGTTGAGGCGGTCTCGATGGTGACGGATGGCCTTCTGCACATCGCTGTGGAATACGGGCCGCAAATGGGGCTGTGAGTTGAGTTGGTACGGATGGTATGTGGGAAGTACCTTGCGTCCATCGGCAGCGGTAGGGCCGCCTCTGACAGCCTCCAGCGACGGGTTCCCTGGGAGCACTGCCTTCGCAGCAATCGGGCCACATGTGATCACGGTATCGTACCGAGACAACTCCTCCTCAACATGACCCCGGCACGCTTCGATGGGCGACATCTCCAAAGGCCTGCCCTCCGACTTGAGCTTCCGGTTGCGCTTCTTCAGTAGCTGAAGAAACATCTTCGGGTTGTCTTTCGGCCACCGGCATCCGACCACATACCCGTAGTCTACGTTGTGAGCTTTGACGCGGGCCGACTCCAAGGCATCCTTCATGGCCACGCCGTGCTCGTCTGCCCATGCCCTGCCGAGAGCCGACGCCTGCTTCGATGGGGCATCTCCAAGAACCAGCACCGGCGAGTCGTTGTGTAAAAAATCCACCCGCTGCCAGCGGCCTTCGGACTGCCAGTATTTACGGAGCGGACAGCTACTGCACTTTGCTTTGTCAAACGCCATCGCGTCCTCCCCTCTTTACATCAAGCACATCTTCGAGCCAGTCGAACCAATCATCAAGCTCCTCTACACTGGCAAACTCCGGGCGCGTGTATGTCCCTCGATGGTTGTCCACCAGTCCTCTACGCTTGAGCATCGTGAACCCTGCCTTCTCCATCGGGGTGCAGTCCTTCCGCTCTACTTCCCAGAACTTCATTAATCGTTCGAGCGCCATCTTTGCTTTGATGCCGGGAGAGTAGAACTCAGGCTTCATGGTATCTCCAAAAGCGAGGGCCTCTGCGCGGACAGGTGGAAGGGTGTATATGAGACCTCTAGCCTGACCTAACTCTGTTCGAGGATAGAGCCTGCAAAGACCCCCGCTTGAGATAAATGGGACACCCCACGGAAGGTAACCAGCCCCCTACTCTACGGCGTGAAGGACGCACCACCATAGAGATTAGGGTGCCCCAAAGTTTTAGAACGGCATGTCATCCATGTCTGCAACTTTGGCTCGGGCGACTCGGGCTTCCGCTGCAATCTGTATACGAGACACAGCCTGCGCTTCGGTAATCCACTCGGCCTCCGCGAACGAGCCTTCCCCGATGGGAGGGGTAAACTCAATCCAACCTTGCTGGCCAATGACGTGCTTCTCGTCGTCCAGGCCTTCGTTCATAATCTGCCGCGCCTCCTCTCCGCTGAAGCCGAACGACTCCAGCATACGCATCCACCGTTGACGTGGCCACTTGATCTCGGCGGTCGGAATCAGGATGCGCCCGTAGCACACCTTGCCCTTCTCCGCTCCCTCGGTGACCTCGGCCATCCACGACATCATGTTGTTGCCGCTTCGGCTCACCTCGGCCTTCAAGTTCTTGACCTCTACTTGGTAGATGCCATGCTTGTCCAACCGTCCGCCGGTCATATCGTCTGTCTTTGCTCTAAAGATGATACCCATCTCACTCTCCCTTGCTACTAGAAGTTGGCGAAGAACTCGTCCAACAGGTTTGTTTTATGGCGGCGAATCACCGCACGATCAATACCGTCGCTGATTGCCCAGCGAATGTGTCGAGGGTCCTTGCCCTCATAAGCGAGCGCCATCTCCGGGCCGTTCTTCGCAAGCCACTTCTTGACGGCGCGCTTGTCCTTCGCTCCGTACTCGATGAGGCTGTCGGCCACAGTGTCGGCAAGTTCGTCCATCCACTCTATACCCTCGGGACGGGGCAGGTCGTAACCTGTGGCGAGCATCACCTCGCGGATGTTGGTGGGCGAGTAGTCAGGCATCATGTCGAACCTGCTGCCGGTGATGAACTCCGGGGTGGTCGCGCACTGATAGACGTAAGGCCACTGACTCAAAGCGTTAGGGTCGTGCTTCACACGGACCACAAAGTCCGCCATCGCAGGCAGCTTCTCGGGCAACTTCCAACCTGTGATGGACGGGTGTCCGGGCACGAACACCATGTGGTTTTCCCTGCTGACTTCGCGAGGTGGGGTCTCATGCATGAGCAGGAAGACGTGACAGTCCGCATTGCGGGCTGCATCGCGCAGTCTGTACATGGTCTTGTTCAGGACATCGAACGCCTTGAAGCCAGCGTTCTTCGGCACAGTCTGGATGTGGTGAAGCTCGGAGTCTACGATAAGACTGAAGTCATCTACGATCACCGCCTTGAACTTGCCTGATGCCGACGCCCGGTTGATGACCTCGATGATCTTGGCCACCCGCGTATCGGGCTTGACAACCCAGGTCTCCGGCTCGTACCCAATGTACTCGGCGCACGATGTTCCCCCGACAGGCCCGATTACAAGAGCGTCAGGGAACGACTTAATCATACCAAGGGTCTTGCCCTTCTTTGGCGGGGCGTAGATGATGCCAAACACATGGCGTAACTTACTCATGCTGTCCTCCTTCTTTGGTCATGAGGGGTTTAACTGATGTTCGAGAGAACGCAACAAAACATTAGACATGTATGCGAGGTAGAGTGTGCATACGCCGTCAGGAATCATCAGGTAGGTGACGTATCGGGCCAGAGCAAAAGTGGGTGGACCTTTGGGATAGCCCCACCCGTAGATGCTTTTCTCGTATTCCATCGCGTGGACCAGTTCCTCCACTTGGTGGTACACACCATCGGGCTGATCTTCAGCACGCCACTCTGCGGCGCGGCCCAGTCCGATGGGACCGGCCTCGCATGCATCGGGCGCACCGTCGATGTCGTTCGCGGCGTCTAGCACAATGTCGATGATGAGCGCAGCGTATGCGCTGACGTGTGCATCGTAACTCATGATCCCGACCCCCTAGTTGGCTTGCCCTTCGTTTGCGAACAAGTAGCGAACCCAAAGTTTTCGCACTCCTTCTCCTCGACAGAGACGAGGATGACCTCCATGCTAGGGCGGAGACGCCTGTCCTTCTTCGCGTTACGCTCCGCGCACGCATCGCAGTACGTCAGCCCAGAGACCGTCCAGCCTTGATGAATCGTCTTGTACATCTTCATGATGCGTACTCCACGTTGCGAAGGATGTACTCAGCCGCCGCCTTCTCGCAGAACGCTTCGCACTTTTCGCCAACACCGTAGACCCACTTGACATCCATAGCTTCCTCACGCTCGGTGCGAGCGAGAACGTCCGCCATAAGAGCAGCGCCAATCAGTTGCTGCGCCAAGTCCCAGTCGCCCCCAAGGACGAGAGCTACGATGTGTGTGAGCCTTGTTGTTTCCGGTCTGTCCGCCAAGCATAGGCCGACTACATTCACCGCGATGTCTTTTGACATTGCCATATTGATAACCATTTGTCCTCTCCAGTTACATCAGCGTCGTTGCTGATATGGTTATAGTAGTCTCTCAAGATGTAGTGGTCTAGTTTATTTTCAAAAAAGTTATATCAAGAGCACATCATCAAGATTGAAGCTATGATTTCGTCCTCGTTCTGGTCACCGGCTAGAGTGCCCGCAACCTCACCCGACTCTTTGTCATCGAGGACAGCCTCCACCGACTGGAGCTTGTTGAGCAGGATGTCTGCGACGTGTTCATCCACTGTGCCTTGCGCCACTGTGTACATGATGAGCACCGAACGCTTCGACCCGTGCCGACTGAACCGCCCCTCCGCTTGGGTCACTTGGCCTGGTGTCCAAGGTAGCAAGCCAAAGATGACGAGGTCAGTGTTCTGCAAACCGTCGATGGCTTCGCCGAATGCATCGGTGGTTCCGATGAACGCTGCGCCACCATCGTGCTCGGCGTACTCCTTGACGATGCCATCCCTGTATTGGGTGCTGTCGCCACCGTGTCCGCTCCACACCGGCATGCCCTTGGCCTTCTTGCTTACCATCTTAGCGAGCGCCTCACAGTCCTTCCTGCGGCCTGTCAGGACACACACCTTCTGGCCTGCGTCGAGCGCATCCGCTGCCGCCTCGGCTATCCAGTTGCGCTTGCGGCTCGCAGCTTCGAGCAGCTTCATCTCGAACAGTGCCTGTCTGCCCTGCCGTGCTGCCCGCCTCATGTCCTCGGCAAACCCTGCTGGCCTCGTCTGGTCTGACTTCGACAGGTACACTAGCTGCCGTCGCTTGGGCGGTAGGTTGCGCGCCATCTCCTCACGGGAGA